TCATATACGCCGATTCAATGAACACGCGTCAAGTTTATTAGAAAACTGGTTAAATAAAATTATATCAACAAATGGTGCCGACGATACTGCAAAAATGTTAAATGATGGTGCAGAAGCTGGTTACATCGTTACATATCAGATAGTCTATAAACAAGAGGCCCTTTTACAATATATGAGTGCAATGCTTAATTATCTACCAGAAGCTGGCACAATGTTTAAAGAAGAAATGATGGACGCAATCGAAATTATGGAGGATTGGGAAAGCCCTGAATGAACGTTAAGAAGTATCGCTATTTCATGTGTGACTTTGAGACAACAGTCTATAAAGGTCAGGTATACACCGAAGTTTGGGCTAGTGCGTCCGTAGAATTGTTTACTGAAGATGTTATTATACATAACAGTATAGGTGAGCAATTTGAATATTTTAAGAGCCTTAAATCGAATATAATAGCGTACTACCACAACTTGAAATTTGATGGTTCGTTTTGGCTTTCATATTTGTTAGTTGAATTAGGGTTTAAGCAAGCTTACAAGCAACTAAGTGATAATATAAATGATGTTGAATGGTTAAGCGAAAAAAATATGCCCAATAATTCATTCAAATACAGTATATCAGACAAAGGTATGTGGTACAGCATTGTAATTAAGGTGAATAACCGCATTATAGAAATTCGGGATAGTTTAAAGCTATTACCTTTTAGTGTTAAAATAATCGGGCAAAGTTTTAGAACCAAACATAAAAAGCTTGATATGGAGTATGTGGGCTTTAGGTATGCGGGTTGTGAAATAACTGATTCTGAACGAGAATACATAGCTAATGATGTTCTTGTTGTAAAAGAAGCATTAGAAATTATGTTTGAGGAAGGTCACAACAAATTAACTATAGGTTCATGTTGTTTACAAGAATATAAGGCTACACAAGATAAAGAAGATTGGGAGATAATGTTTCCTGATTTATATAAGGTAGACTTACCCGAAGAACATAAATACATTAATGCAGGCGAATGGATTAGAAAATCATATCGTGGGGGGTGGTGTTATCTTGCTAAAGGTAAAGAGAATAGAGTATACTTTAACGGATCCACAGCAGATGTTAACTCACTATACCCTAGCATGATGTCAAGCGAAAGTGGAAACGCATACCCGGTAGGTAGACCATGTTTTTGGAGTGGCAATATAATCCCCGATAAAGCACTTATGCAAGGAAGATACTATTTTGTCCGCATTAAGAGTAGATTTTATATCAAGAAAGACAAGTTGCCATTCATACAGATAAAAGGATCCTTCTTATATAAAGGCACTGAAGCGCTTGAAAGTTCAGACGTATTCGATAAAACAACAGGTGAATATTATGAATTCTACAAAGACAAAGACGGAAACATTAAAGATACTAGAGTAGAATTAGTTCTTACAATGACTGATTATCAGCTTTTATTAGAGCACTACGAATTGGTCGACTTTGAAATATTAGACGGTTGCTGGTTTTATAGTGAGGTTGGTATATTTGATGAATACATTGGAAAGTACAAAAAAATAAAGGCGAATAGTGAAGGTGCTAGGCGAGAATTAGCTAAACTATTTCTAAACAACCTTTATGGTAAGATGGCAAGTAGTATGGACAGTAGTTTTAAGATCGCATATGTTAAACCTGATAAATCATTAGGGTTTATACCTGTAGAAGCCCATGATAAATCGCCGGGTTATATACCAGTTGGGGCGGCTATAACATCTTACGCAAGGAACTTTACTATAAGAGCGGCACAATTAAATTACCATGGGGTTGATAAACCTGGTTTCATATACGCTGATACAGATAGTATACATTGTGATATTAATCCTAATGAAATAAAAGGTATTA